CATTTACCGATGATACATTCTTAACTGAGGTTGGAATATTACCTGCAGATAACGGTTTCGTAGATCAATTTATCGCAATACCTCAAAACGGTGCTACTGGTGCAACTTATAACGAATCAGTATATATTAGTACTCTTGAAGGAAACATCAACGAGGTGTATCCAATAGATTCAACTAATATCGTTGGAGTTAATAAAGTTAAATTAGGAACTGCTGGAACTACTGCTGGAGAAGCGTTCATTGGAGAAATTCAAGTAGGACAATTCTTAGTTAGAGGATTTGAATCTGTCGCTGGAAGCGGTGATTATGATGCTAAATTCGATCCAAGAACAGGAACTACTAGATTAACTAGAGTTAAATCAGCTACTTATGATAGTGATGTTACATCACCGGATTACGGTTGGTTTATCGTCGAAACATTCGATGCAATATATACTTATCCGGATGCATTTACTGGAGTACCAACGGCAATTGAGAGATACACATCAATCGATGATTTCGTTGACTATTACACAGTAACAGCATTAGACGGATATACTATACCGGCTACTTCTAAACCAAACAATTCAAATGCTAGAATGAATGAGATTCTGGATGTAATGTACGATACTAATATTGCTGAAACATTGCAAGATAGAGATTCTATTACATTCCGATATATCGTTGATACATTTAATCATGGAATCGAACCATCTTCTAAGGCAAGACTTTCTAAGATCGCTAAAGGAAGAAAAAATGCATTCGCAATTCTTAATTCACCTTCTGTTAAGGAGTTTAAGAAATCTACGAATCCATTATTTAAATTCGATTCAACATCAACATTCGACGCAAGATACGTTGGTACTGGAGGTAACTTAACACTCAACCCAAGTAACATATACTCATTACCAGGTATTGCTGATGGAGCTAATTACTGTGGATTCTATACTCCTAACTTAAGGATTATTGAAAATGGATCTACTAAATTCGTACCACCAGCTGCAAATATCTCGAACTTGTACATTGACAAATATAACTTAGCGTTACCATGGTCAATCGTTGCAGGACCTCGTAGAGGTGTGGTTTCAGGAGTTGGAGTTGCAGGAGTTGAATACTCATTTGATCGTAAGGATTTGGATAACATCGAACCATTCGGATTAAACGCAATTGTTAACAAACAAGGATTTGGATTAGTTATTAATGCTAATCAGACTGCTCAACAAAATGTTAAGTCTGCTCTTTCTCAAATTCATGTTAGAGAATTGTTAATCTATATTGAAGATGGAATCGCTGAAATTCTTAAGAATTACAGATGGGAGTTTAATACTCAACAAAATCGTCTAGAGATTAAAACATTATGTGATAATTTCTTAGGACAAATCTTAAACGATGGAGGACTATATGACTTCCAAAACGTAATGGATACGTCTAATAACACAAATGAAGTTATTGATAATAACATTGGTATAATTGATACATACGTAGAACCTGTAAGAGGAATGGGTATCTTAATTAACCGAGTTACTATTCTTAAAACTGGATCAATTAGTGCAGGAAACTTCTAAATAATAAATTGAGAATCTTGAGGTACCATTAGGTATCTCAAGATTATCTCATAAGGATTAGATATATAAATAAAAGAAAAAACATAATATAACATGGCTGGATTACCACATTTTACAAATAGTAAAGCTGCTACCAAATATTACGAACCATTTTACCAGAACTTATTTGAAGTAAGTATTCTTCCTCCTTCAGGAATTGCAGGTGGTGAAATTCTGTTAGAACACGTAAGAAAAATTGGTGGACTAAATAACGAAAAAATGGAAGCAGTTGTTGAACAAAAATATAAGTTCGCAACACGTTCCTATGCAAAATCTGCACCAGATTCTACAACAGTAGATTTGGCAGTAGGTTTCTCATTAAACCTTAACGATGCAAATGAATTGTATGTTTACAAAACATTAAGAGATTGGAATAGACTTGTATATAACTCTTTAACGGGAGAACAAGGATTGAAAAAGGATTATGTTGGAACTATCGTTGTGTCTAACTACAATAGAGCTGGCGATATATTCTGGCAAAGAACCTTCTATGGTTGTTTCCCTACAGGATCCGAATTAGCTGCAGCGGCAGAGCTGAATTACGATACA